GAAACAACTGCATGGAAATACTGGAACTTTTCTTAGAAGTTATCAAAAAGGTAATACATCTTATGTGGAAAGACAACCAAACAGAACAAAAAGAGTAGCAACTATTGCATTTACACTAATACCAAAAACAGGGGACATGTATGGTCATGACTAGGGCAGGAAGAAGAATAATTAGCAAAAAAGAAGCTAAAGATTTATTCAAACCAGAAGAACCAAAGCCTATAGTAAAAACCCAAAGAGATGTAGTGTTTGATACAATTTGTGAGCATAAAGAAGGGTTGTCTTGTAAAGACATTTGTGACATTACAGGAATAGCACCAAGGCAAGTAAGAGACTCAACACAGAGGCTTAAAACTGACAGTATGGTAAAAACCTTCGATTGTAGATGTGGATCAACTCCATATTATATAATGTCCTAATTTTTTTTTGGTCTGAAACATCTGTGAAGATTTATATACCCCTATTATAAAAGAAGTCGCATAAATCTTAAATACCCCAACCCTGTAGAAGCCCTATGTTCATTGAATTTACATGGAAAAATAAAAATGGAGACGTATTAAAGACACTAGTTGAACACACGAAGGCTCAGGCTTTTATAAATGCATTTGTAGACAGGGAAGTAGAACCAGTCTTAAATATGCCAGACGAAGTAGTTTTAAGTAATCAAATTGATATTTTGACATTAGAGCAAAGATAAAAGATTAACGGATTAGAAAAAGCTAATTAAGTTAACTTAACTAAGTTAATTAGCTAATTCTTAATTAATGTTTAGCTAAAGCCGAGAGTAACGCTTTTATATGACTGAATATAATGTATAATATGAAATTTAATAAAACGACTGTGACCATATCTATTAGTCAAAATGCACAAATAATATTTGAAGACTTGGAAAAAATCAGACCAACTCATCTAAGTATGAGTTTGTTCTTGGCAGTAATAGCAGATGATTATGTTAAAACACATGGTAAAAACTCAAAAATAATTGACTTTATAGGTGATGATATTAAATCTTCACTACCTATATTTCATGCACCAATTAAAAACTGGGTGGAGACCGTGAGAGAATTATCACCTGAAGAATTTACAAAGTTGCAAGATAGACATGGACAGTTAGGTAATTTGATTAATAGTGAAGGAGAACGAAGACTATGACATCTACAGATTCAGCAATAAGAGATAGAATGGTAGAAATACTATCTGCACCAAAATGGACTGATAAGATTGACGCATTAAGACCAGATGATATTCTAACAATTAACATATCTAGCGATGAGTGGTTAGACCTTTATACTGAAACCCAAGAAGGATTTAAGGATATAGCAAAAGAGGCAGTATTAATCATAAAGGCACAAAAATGTATAGGTATTCGTGTAGAAGATGTATTCAAACGACTTGACATTAAACTGGTATCTGATGATGAGATACAAATGGGTAATATAAATGCAGGTGTAGAAGGTCAAACAATAGCGTTTACAGCATTAGTAATAGGCAGAGACGAACAAAAGACATTTGTAAAGGAAGCAACCATGATGTGTCCAACATGTTATACTCAAGAAAGAATCAGTTGTGGTTTTGACAGAAAGCTTAGAGAATTACATTGTGTAAAAGCCTCATGTAGAGGACAAAAAATGGAAATTCAGAAAACTAATCTTATAACAGAAGACATACAAACCATACTGTTACAGCAACCATTAGAGTCTGCAACAAAGAACTCTCCACTTATATTCACTGCAAAAGTTGTAGGAAAACAAGTTGGAACTTCATTTGTTGGTCAAAGAAAACAGGTTGTGGGTGTATTTAGGTCTGATATTGACAATGTAAAGAAGGACGAAAACGATGTTTTTATTGATATTATATCATTAACTAACGTTGAAGATATAAATGAAATATTACCGACAGAGACAGAAGAGAGAGAAATCAGAGCAGAAGCAACCCAAAAAGAGTTCATAAACAAACTGATTGATAGTTTTGCACCCCATATTTACGGGTATACTGACATTAAGTTGTCATGTTTACTCCAATTAGTAGGGGGTGTCAAGTCAAAAAAGAGAGGAGACATTAACATATTACTGGTTGGTGACCCCTCAATGGCAAAATCTGAGATATTAAAATATGGTAATTCCGTAACACAGAAAAGCATTTACACTTCTGGTAAGGGGTCTACAACTGCTGGACTTACAATAGGAATGGTCAAACTTTCAGATGGAAGAATGATTGCACAGGCAGGGGTATTACCTCTATGTAGCAACGGCTATGCATTCATTGACGAATTTGACAAGATGAGCAAAGATGATAGAAGTTCAATGCATGAGGCTATGGAACAACAAACTGTTAGCATAGCAAAGGCTGGTATCAATTTAACACTTGACGCAAAGACAAGCATACTTGCAGCAGCAAACCCAAAGTTTGGAAATTATGATGACTCATTAGGTTTATTGGATAATATAAACATTCCAAGCCCATTACTTTCAAGGTTTGACTTGATATGGTTAATCAAAGACAAAGTAAGCAAGACAGAAGACGCAAACAAAGCAAATCACATCTTAGACGGATTTACAAACAAAGATGTGGATAAAACATGTTTGTTTACAGATAAAGAACTAACTGCGTTTGTTAACTTGGCAAAAAAAGGCACACCAGTTTTAGACATGTCTGTAAGAGATGAAATTATCAGAATATATGAAAATTTAAGACAGGCAGGAAACACACAGTTCAGTGTTGGTGTAAGACAGCTTGAAGCTTTGGTTAGGCTCAGCATGGCACACGCCAAACTCACATTCAAACAGGTTGTAGGCACTGATGATGTATGTGCAGTAAAAGAATTATTGGTATCAATGTATAAAAACTTTGACATAGACTTGAACGTAGGTGGAACACAATCAAAATTGTTTACTACAGGCAGAATGTCAAAGGAACAAACATATCACCAAATATGGCAAGAATGTGCAGACAAAGATGGTAGGGTTGACGTAACAATATTCATGAAAAAACTAGAAGAGAAGGGAGCTTCAAACCTAGAAGCAACCAAACTATTTCATAGATGGGAAAACACAGCAACAATAAAACTGATGGCAGATGGGACATACAAAAAAACCAAGTAAAAAGACTAATATAGTAGAAGGTTCTACTGATAGTATGTCTGAAACGGAATTAGAACCTACAACACCTAGTTTAGAACTTGGTATATCACAGCTAGATGGTGTTGGTGCAGTTACAGAAAAGAAACTGGTTGACTTTGGTGTGTCATCTTTACACGATATTTGTGTAAGAGGTGGCAGAGAAATATCTGAGATCACTGGTGTAGCTAAATCAAAGGCAGACCAATGGGTATTCAACGCACAAAAAATACTTGAAGCCAATGACTTGGTAAGGAAAACTGATTTAAGTGTAGTTGACTTGATGGAATATCAGGGCAATCAACCACTCCTAAAGACCAAATGTTCGGCTGTAGATGAGCTGTTTGGTGGTGGTGTCAAGCCCGAATGCACATACGAAGTCTATGGAGAATTTGGATCTGGTAAGACACAATTCTGTTTTACATTGGTTTCTCAGGCTGTATCAGAGGGAGAAAACGTTGTATGGATAGACTGTGAGGATACTTTTCGACCAACTAGAATACTTGAGATAATGAAAGCAAATGAATATGTAGAGACAAAAGAAGAAATGAATAACGCTTTGGATAGAATTACATACTTCTATACTCCACAAACAGAGGCATTAATGGGAACTATCAACGCATTGTCAAAAACAATGGACGAGAAAAAACCCAGACTTGTCGTAATTGATGGTGCTATAGGACAATTCAGAGAGGAATATCTTGGCAGAGGAACTCTAGCAGACAGACAAAACCAGATAGCAAGACTTATGACTCATTTGAAAAACATTTCATATTACTATAAAACAACGGTTGTTTACACAAATCAAGTGCAGACAGACCCATCTATAATGTTCGGAGATCCAGTCAAGCCGATTGGAGGAAATGTAGTGGGACATGCAGCAACATACAGGGTTTACTTTAAGAAATCAGGTAAGAAACGCATAGCCAGAATGGTAGATAGCCCAGAACACCCACAGGCAGACGCAGAATTTATGTTAACTATAAAAGGCATTGAAGATAAAATAGAATAATGGACGATGACTACTGTCTAAAATGTGGACACTACTCTGAAGTTCATTACACTTGCACAGAATGTGAGTGTGATTGTCATTCTTAACATGTCCTGAAGAGTTAAATAGGACGGTTACACAGTAATTATATGTGGCTAGACCATTACTATAAGGAATCTTCTGAAAGTGTGGCAAGGTTTAACGAGTCGTTTTCCTGCATTGAAGCCACGTATTATAATTAAGGGGTTAATAAAGGTTTGCACACCAGACAGAGAATGAGATCAAGTAATAGAAAGGCAGTGTTATGGTTGTTAAAAAATGGATACGATGAAATATGGTTGAAATCCCATGGTAGAAGACATGATCTTATCTATACCACTGGTGAATGGTATAGGGCTTTGGACTTGTGGAATTTATATGACGGAATATGTTTCGATGATGTAGGTAGATTAATTCTTATACAAATCAAGACAAATTCTTGGGCTCAAGAAAAACCCATCAAAGAGTTTTTAAAAGACAAAAAGAATCTTATAGTATTGGTAATTAACGTAAAAGGAAGTGGAAAGAAATGGGAGGTGTTAACAAGAGAATATGTCAGCCATAATAGGAAAAGGCGAAAGAACTGCTCTAAAAATACTAGAGGAAATATACGGAAGCGATGTAGAGTATAAAACCCAAGTCAGGTTCAAGGACTTGATAAGTTGTGAGTTTTATGAAGAAGGTTTATCAGAAAGACAGAAGAAAGAAACAGTAGACATTGTAATATATAATGGATTCAATCCAGTTTGTATAAGAGTTCAGGGTGGTGATCACACTGGTATATTAAAATCAGAGAGAGACACCGTTCAAAAAAAGATGTTAGAGTGGAGTAACTGTATTGTGGTTGACATATGGTTTCATGATTGTCCAGTTCTATTCAAAGAGAAATTAAATGATGAGTCAAGAAAGGAAGTAAAGGAAGCACTAAAGTTTTTTAGACTTTAACAGTTTTCCATTCCCATTTTATTACACCAGTTATAATATGCGTTATCTAGTCTATCATCTGCTTTTTCTGCTTCAGTTTCTATTTGTGGTAAATCAACATAGTCCTGTATTGCAAGTTCACCCGTGCTAATAGCACCTATACCTAACACACCAACACATATTATTACTGCTAAACAAATTCCAAATTTTTCATAATCCATTCATTTCACCCCCCTAACTGTAGAGCCCATGTGGTTGTTCTTTTTTCTCAACCTCTGTATTTACATGTTCGTCTTTTAAAAATGAAAACATTAATGTTATTTTTTGCTGAAGAATTTTATCACCCATTCTTAGAAAAGCAATATCCAATTCACCGTAACTAATCTTGTCCTTCTTATATGCTTTTTCTATGATACCGTCAAGCTTATCATAAAATTTGTCCACAACATTTAACCTTATGCTTTCTTGCTCTGTCTTTTCTTCAGCCATAATATATAAGTATTTTCTTGACTATTAAACTTTATGACGTAATTTACTCATAACAGCTAGGGTGATACCTATAATTGGTATCATTTCCAGAGTGTCTATACCATATAAAAAGAAGTCAATTATTACCCCATGACCGTGTAAATAACCACCACCAAATATACACTCTAAAGCCCACCAAGAATGTGGAATTTGCATATATAAGATCACAGCAGATATTATCAGGCTTTTAGCCATATGTTTTTCATACCAGTTAAAGAATTTGGTTATTAGCCTCATAAAAAGTAATAAAGTTTAATTATTAATAAAAGTTATGATAATTAGTAATGGCTAACCCAGACTTTTGTTCAGTAGACTTTCGCACATATGGCGAAGACCGAGGGACATATTATGATGAAACAGGAAGATGTCTTATATATCTTTCACAACATGAAGCATTATCAGATGTTTTTAAAACAATACAACATGAGGTAATACATTTCTGCCTTTCAAAACTAAACGAGATAGATAGCTTAGACGAAGATCAAGAAGAAAAAATGATATTCTTTATGGCTTGGGCTGAAGAAGCACTATAAAGTCTTGGTTTGTTTCTAACCAATCCGTTGCAACAACTGCACCTTAACCTACCAAAACGTTTTACTTCTCTAACAAGATATTTTTTGTTTACGAATTTTGCACAACCTTGACAGTAGTGGTTATTACCACCTATCTTTTTTTCAAATCTATTACAAACACCATTACACATTTTATTTACCTAACACTTTAGACTTACAATCTTTACACAGGTCAAGTCTGTCAACATTCTCAGTTTCTATTACAGCCATACATATATGACACATTCTTTTTGTCAATGGGAGAAAACCTCACCATCACCCAGATTATAAACTGAGTTTGCTGCCATAACTTCTTCTTCAACATCGTCATAAATACTGTCAATGTGCTTGGTAGATAACTTTCTACATCTATTGTTTCTAATCAATGCCATCATTTTATGAATGTCTACAGACGGTATTTTAAATTCTTTTGACAGAATTGACATTGTCATTAGCGTTGCAGAATGATAGATAAATCTCTCTCTTTCTGTAAAAGTCATACTGGGTTAGCCTTTAGTTCTTCCAATGACCTTAAACTTCTTTTAAGTTCATCACTGTCTTTTTTAATCCAGTATTTATATGGATATTTACAGTTGGGACACGAACATTTGTCCATCTCTGCCTTTGTATGCACCCTAAAATCAGGGTTTAACGGATCGTCTTTAGTTCCTCTTGGAATATGTTCAGGCATGAACAACTCTTTTTCCAAATCCATTATTCTTTTTATTGCCTTATCCCTACTAAAAGTCATAGCTCCCCTATACACATCTGGTAATAGAGTGCATATAATCTCTTTGACTTTGTAGTCGTATTCTAGTCTACTAATTGTTTTTTTATTTATTATTTTTTGCATATAACATATATAACTACCATGTATATAAGGGTTACTCTTAAGGGTATA